TCTATACATCCAAATGGCAGTATTTATCAGGTAGTAAATGATGTTGATCCGGTTGATTTACCGGCTGAATTAGAAACGGTGATGGTTTGGAATTAGTTAAGTACGATAAACAAAGCGGTGCTTATGTTGATGAAAAGCGTAAGCATTTTGTAAAGGCTTCTTTAATCCGCAAACACGCTAAAAAAGCAATAGGCGCAAGGCAGGTTAGAGGAAGGCTATCAGCCAAAATGGTTGAAGCATATTGGTTAGACAAGTTCAAGGAAGCGGTGAAATATGAACTATGAGATATATGGGTGGTTGGTAACAATTACCTTGTTTACACTGGTAGCACTATTGATTGGTGTTACATGGATTGTGGCCGTTGAGAATGGCTATGACAAAGGATTTAAGAGTGGGTACAAGCGCGGTACTACTGATACAAAGCAAACTAATGTAAAGGTAGAAAAATTTACTGTTAGAACTCACCCATCAATGCGCCAAAAGATGCTTGAAGCCGACAATGAATACTTAATGGAAAAAGTTGTTAGCCTTTGGGATAAGGAAAACAGATAATGAACATGAATGATTATGTTGATGTGGCTGAGCGCATAGCGCAATTAAAAGAAGCCTATCCTGAAGCATCATTGCAACCTTATGATCTTAGTAAGCCTTATGAGATTGTGCAGGTTGAGGGTAAAACCTATGTGGTTTATACAGCCGCTTGTTACCGTGATCCTCATGATGTAAGACCAGGGGTTGCAGTTGCTTGGGAACAAATACCAGGTAAGGGAATGACAGCCGGGTCAGAACTTATGATATGTGAAACGAGCGCATGGGGGCGAGCGATTGTCGCGGCCATGAAAACTGCTACAAAGCGCGTGGCATCTAAACAAGAAGTGATGGCGGCTAAAGCCCGGCAATCTTGGGCAGTAACCCCTACTGATTCTTTAGATTCAGATTTATTATCTAGGCCATCTGAACCCATACCCCCTACAAAGGCAATCTATGGTCAGCCTGGTAGCAAGTCGGCATTAATGGAAAGAATCATGCGCCATCAGTTTGTAGAGGAAAAAAAGTATGATGAAAATCCAGCACCCATGAGTGTTGAACAGGTAGTTGATGCATTGGCTACTGATGTACCAGCGGTGCAACATTGCGTACATGGTGAGATGCAACTTAAAACAGGCATATCAAAAGGGCGGGGAACGCCGTTTTATGGGTATGTGTGCGGCAGGGGTTGTGATGCTAAATGGGCAACCATGAGTAAGGAAACCGGTAAATGGTATTACCCAGGTGCTAACAATGGCTGACATGGAAATGATTGATCCGCATGGAGTTAGGGCAACCTTTACAGATGATGGCGTTGAAGTGGATATTGTGCCATTTAGTGAATGTTGTGAATTTTGCAATGACCCACGCATGATGAATGTAAACGGCGTGCGTAGGTGCGCCGGATGTGGATGTATCAATCACATTGAGTACAGGGTTCATGAGTAAATTTGATTATTACCGGGCTATGGCTGTAGGTCATGGCTATAACCTGTATGTGGCTGACCTACTGGCCACATTTGGGATTCCAAAGGTAGATGTACCTGAATTTAGCATTGCTACTACCCATGCTGAGATTAGGGATAAAACCCTTAATGAGAAAGATATTGTGGTTGATGATCTAATTCTAGAAGTTAAAAGTAGTAGCCGATTCTTTATTGATGTGGATGATTTTCCGCATAATCCTCTGATTGTGGACACGGTTTATGGCTTTGATAGCAAAATAATCAAGCCATTTGCCTATGTAATTGTTAGCCAAAAAACCCACAATATCTTTGTTATACCTGTTGCAACAAAGTATGATTGGACTATCCAGGAATATTATGATGCACAGAGAGATATAACCGAACGCTTCTATATGGTACAGAAGCGACATTGCAGACCATTTATTGAATTAGTGGACATCCTGTTAGAGAGAGCCCATGAGCGAACCAATCAGATGTAATAAATGTGGTAATTGGATTATTAGTGATCAATCCTGCTACATCTGTTACATATTAATGAGAAGCCAAAAGAAACTTAGTTAGTGTGGTGTAGATCACATCTCATATAGTGAGATAAGTTTAGGAGTTACGCTAGTATGATTTTTAACAGTAGTGTAGGCTCAAGCCTTAGCATTTGGCGTAAAGGCCAAAAATGCGAGCCCCGAAGGGGATGGCTCGCAAGGTGCTGGCTATTTGGGACATCTCTATGTTTAATGACATTCTTGCCCATTACAAAAGCAAATTCCGAAATAATCCACAAATCCAATTTAAAGCAATATACATTTTTTAAGTTAGATTATTCATTTGAACAGTTTTATTGTGTGGATGAATTGTGGTTTATGGAAAGTCGGTGGGATCACAAGGCTAAAAATCCTAAATCTAGTGCCTTTGGAATACCCCAAATTTTAGGATTAAAAGAAAAGAATCCTTACAAACAAATTGATAGAGGATTGGCTTACATCAAACACCGCCATAAAAATCCATGCCAGGCACTAACCTTTCACAAGAAAAACGGCTGGTATTAGTGGTTGAGTGTAGGCATGTGTATAAAAGCCTGTGTGCATCATTGTGTCATTACTGTGGATTGCCTACCCATGAAGTAGATTGGGCTCACCAAAACAGGTTAAAAGAGCAATGGCATATAGATAATCCAAATGCTCAATATGAAGGGTGGATGTCCATTTGAAGGATACAGAGAAGATAACCATAGGTATTACATCACCAGGTTATGTAGTTACAGATTTTATGACCAGTATTTTAGATGTTGCTAGATCACAAAAACAGTTGGGTCAGTTTATTAGCCTACAAGGTTCAGGGGTTATCAGTAGGTTGCGTAATCAAATAGTTGCTACCTTCTTACAGAAAACTACTGATGATTGGCTATTGCAGATAGATACAGATCAAAGGTTTACAGTAGATCATTTTAAGAAGTTAGTCAGTGCGGCTGATAAAGATAAACGCCCTATTGTGTCCGGTGTTGTGCATGGTGGCTGGGATGTAGGTGAGTTGTATTTAGAGCCTGTGCCTTGCATCTTTAAGTTAGGTACTGATAACGGATTGTATGCCATCCATGACTATGAAGAAGATAGTGTGATTGAGGTAGATGCGGCTGGTACAGGTGCAATACTGGTACATAGATCAGTATTTGAAAGGTTTGTAAAAGAAGCAGATCAAACCCATCAAGGAGATAAGTGGTGCTTCTATCAAGACATGCCATTGCATAAAGAATGGGTCGGTGAGGATCTGTTGTGGTGCATTAGGGCTAAGAGTTTTGGGTATAAACTACATGCACATACAGGTGTACAAATGGAACACCAACGCAAGATGTGGATAGGTCAGAAGCAACACAAAGACTTTGAACGCTTTAGGCGTGCAAGATTACAGAGTGAGGAACAGATCAATGGCGATAATAACTAGCCAGGTAACAGTTACAGGTACAAGTCAATCAATCATTAGCGTTGATAATGTAACGCGTGATGTATTACTACATGCTAAGCATGAGATATTCATTGGCAATAGCGGCGTGACATCAACAAGTGGTTACATCATGGACAATGGCGATGTATTGAGGATGTCGCTGGTAGATGGTGAAGATTTATGGGCTGTTACAAGTGGTGGCACAGGTACGCTACATGTTTTGGTTAGTAAAGTAGATTAAATAAAAATGAGCGTTTTTTCCCATTTTGAGCGTGCTTACAATACGCCGCCGTTCGCGTTTTCTCTCTCCCCGGCGAACACAAAAAAGTTTGGAAAAAAATAAAATTTTTGATGAAAACTATAAAAAGTAGAAAATACAATGCGGAATATAAAAAGATTAGAGAAATTGTTTTGGCGCAAAAACCGCGCTGTTTTTATTGCAAAAAGGCTATTGCAACTACGCTTGATCATGAACCACCTATTGATTCCTTTCCAACACCTGAACTGTGGAGTGGGAGTTTAAGGCCATCATGTGCAAGTTGCAACTATTCAAGGGGTGCTAAATATGGAAACGCAAAACGCAAGGCAATTAAAAATAGTCGCCAATGGTAAGCCTAAAAAGAAATTAGGCCGCCATACAACTGCGATGGTTAAAGCATTAACTGGGCGTACAGACATTGATAGCGTTAAGCGTGAAATGCTGTTAGGCCTCGCACGCGCCTGGGATCGCATTGAGGAATCAGGTAAAGGTGGTCACACTATTCCATCCATATCTAAAGAGTTGCGTGAGATATGGGATAGTTGCAGTTTGCCTGATGAGGATGATCTATTTGAATAAAGTCTTATGTACGCCTAGATGGGCATCACTAAGAGATGAAACAAGCGAAACAGAAGGCGATAAGTTAGCCCAGGTAGCACGCCTATTGGGTTTTGAATTGTTTGATTGGCAACAATATGTAGCGGATGTGGGATTAGAAAAAGATCAAACAGGTTTGTACAAATACCGTACAGTGGCCGCGCAAGTCGGCAGGCAGAATGGCAAAAGCAAACTTATTGAAACGCGTATTGCTTATGAATTATTGCAACCTAAAAGACATGTGGCTTATACCGCCCAGGATCGGAATATGGCTAAAGGTAAGTGGGAAGAACATTTACTAAGTTTTCAGTTATCGCCTAAATTCTCAAAGCGTATTGCTAGGGTATCGCGGGTTAATGGTAGTGAAAAGATATACATGCGTAATGGCTCAACTTATGGAATTGTTACACCTAATGACAAAGGCGCACGCGGCCTTAGTTTAAATCTTATGGTTATTGATGAAGCCTTAACCCATCCACTATCACTTATTGCAAACTTACAACCAACATTGGCTACAAAGCGCAATGGTCAATTGTGGATTCTTTCTAATGCCGGCAGACCCGGCCAATCTGAGTTATTAGAGCATTACCGCGAAATAGGCCATAGAGAAATAGCCGAACCGCAAAACAAATTGGCTTGGTTTGAATGGTGTCCAGCCAATGATGAATTTGATTACTTAGATCAAGAAGTGTGGTATCAAGCAATACCATCACTGCATGAGCAAAAGGGTGTATTACTAGATGCGGTTAAAGAAGCGGCGGCAACTAATAGCCCTGAGATTTTTACGAAAGAGTGGCTTAATGTTTGGCCGGCTAGAGATGCCGTACAGGTCATTAATACTGAGTTGTGGGATTCATTGGCAAGAACAGATATAACGGTTGGCAATCAAGTTGTATTTGGAGTAGATATATCGCGTGAGCGTGATCGGGCTTCAATTGCAGTATCCGGCTTAGTTAGAGATTTTACGCCTATTGAATTAATTGAGTGTAAAGAAGGCACATCATGGGTATTGCCTAGATTGATTGAGTTGTGTAGGAAACACAATACAAAGGTAGTTATAGATACCGGTTCACCTGCCGCATCTTTAATTGTTGAACTGGAAAAACAAAATATAGGCGTAATGTCTATACACTTGCGTGACTACGCACGCGCCTGTGGTTCATTTTACGATGCAGTACAAGCCAAAACAATATGTCATTTAGATGATCCCAATTTAAAAACAGCAATTATGGGTTCAACTAAAAGACCACTTGGAGATTCATGGGCATGGAATCGCCAAAGCACAACCAATATAACCCCACTTGTAGCGGCTACACTGGCACGGTATGGAGTGGTAAGCCAAATTGAGGATATGCCAGTAGCAAGGAGTAAAATATACTAATGAAATATTTATCATCCGCTTTACAGGTAGTAGGTTCTTTATTCATAGTTGCAGGTGTCGCAACATTTAACCCAGTTGTGGCTGTAATATTAGCAGGTGCATTTTTAGTTTTATTTGGCGTTGCTTTAGAAAACAGAGGTAAATAATGCTAGGCCGCTTACTTAAAAGACAAATACAACCATCTATGGTTTATACATCTTCAGGTTATGTAGATTCTTTAGGTAGAGTTGGCCGATTCTTTGAAGGAAACTGGGCAGGTGCTTATGTAGATCAAAATACTGCATTAGGCATACCTGCTATTTATCGCGGCATAACTTTAATTAGTGATGCTATTGGTGCATTGCCTTTGTGTGCATATCGTAATAAAAGAGAAGTAAAACCAACACCACAAATTTTAATGCGCCCAGTGCCAAATGAAACAAGGATGCAAACAATTAGCGCAATGGCCGCCGCTTTAATTATTCACGGAAATTATGTTGCGGTATTGGGTGAAGCAGGTGTTAATGGATTGCCGGAGAGCATCTACCCTGTTTCACCTGATCGGGTTCAAGTTGCAAGAGATAATGGCAGAATTGTTTACACAATTGATGAGCGCACTTATGATCAATCAGAAATTTTACACATTAAGAATTTTACAATGCCAGGTGATTTAGTTGGTAAAGGTATTTTGGCGGTCGCTAAACAAGCATTAGGTAAAGAGATTGCTATAAATGAATATGCGGCAAGATACTTTGATGGCGGTGTAAATCCTACGGCTGTTATTAAATCTGCTAACCCTGACTTAACACAAGAAGAAGCAGATGCATTAAAGAGCGCATGGATGGCAATGTACTCATCCCGCAATAGATCACCGGTAGTTATGAACTCATCAACTGATTTTGAAGTGTTAAGTAGCAACGCGGCAGAATCTCAATTAGTAGAAGCACAAACAGCCGGATTAACAGAAGCGGCAAACATTTTGGGATTACCTTCATATTTCTTAGGATCGCCTAATACAAGCCGTACTTACTCAAATGTTGAACAAGAGAACTTGCAATTAATTAAATGGTCAATTCAGCCGATAGCCGAAAGAATAGAAGCGGCATTTTCTGATTTACTCGTTCGGGGTCAAACAGCCGCATTTAAATATGATGCATTATTAAAAACAGATACATCAAGTAGATATAATTCTTATGCAGTTGCTTTGTCTAATGGCTTTTTAACCGTTGATGAAGTTAGAGATTATGAAAATCTTGATCCTATGGATTATGAAGAAGGCGATGAAGAAGATCAAAACGAAGAAGATAACTCACTGCAAAGTGATGCGGTAGATACAGTAGAGGATGCCAATTATGCCTGATGAAAAAATGGAAAATAGAAGTTACTCAGTAAATCTTGAATTGCGTGCTAATGGAGATGGCCGCACCATTTTTGGTATTGCCGTGCCATATAACAAAGAGCAAAGAATTACTAGCACTATGATTGAAGTATTTAGAAAAGGTGTTTTTTCAGAAGTAATAAAAGCACCGCACCGCGTAAAACTTCTTAGGGGTCATGGTGAAAATAACGTCTTAGGTCGTGCCACATTATTAAGGGAATTAGATGAAGGCTTATATGCTGAGTTTAAAATTTCAAAAACGCGTGAAGGCGATGAAGCGTTGGAGTTAGTTAAAGATGGTGCATTAGATCAATTGTCAGTGGGATTTATGCCAATCAAAAACAAAAAAAGAACAGATGGCGTAATGGAAAGATTAAAAGCACATTTGGCAGAGGTATCACTTGTTACTTTTGGTGCTTATGGCGAATTAGCCAGCGTTACAGGTATGCGCGATGGACAACCACAATTAACCCCTAGATTAGATGAAGCAAGGAAGATATTAAATGCCATACAGCGTAATAAGTAACCATCCGGATTGTGAAGGTTATGCGGTTGTAAAGACCGATAATAATGAAGTCATGGGTTGCCACAAAACCCAGGCTCAGGCTGAAGATCAATTGACCGCCATTAATATTTCAGAGTATGGTGAAAACCGATCAGAAGCCATAGAAGTAGTTGAAGAAAAAACAAGATATAAAACGGCTATGGAATTACTCAAAGCATTAAAAAAAGAGATATAATTTTGACAAGTCGTAGAACACCTAACCCCGATTACCGGCGCGTTACACCTTCTCACTACAAAAACTACTAATAGGAGAACTATGTCTAATACATTTCTTACTTCTCTACAAGAGAAGCGTGAATCAAAGACATCACTCATTTCCGCAACTTTAGACCGCGCCGCAGAAGAAGCACGCGATCTATCTGAAGTTGAGTTGGCTAACGTTGAAGCCCTTAACCTAGAGATCAAAAAGTTAGATGAAAGAATTGAGCAGATGTCAGATATTGAAATTCGCAATCAAAAGGCGGCTGATTTAGCGGCTAAGGTTGATGCGAACATTGAGCCAAAGAAGGAAGCACGCGCAGGTGGCTTTAT